GGCATCCACAATATCATCGTGCTTCCCGGCAGGGAAGCGCAGAAGCTCCTGATCCACGTCGCGGCGGAACGGCGCGTCCTGCTGGAAGAACAGCTTCCCGAGCTGCATGCGGCCGCGCAGCGGGCCGGCGCGCACCAGCTTGTCCGTCAGCGGCGTCAGGGTCTCCATGTTGATCGTCGTCGACAGCTCGTCGCAGCGCCGCAGGAGCGGAGCCTTGATCGACTTGAAAATCTGGCCGTCCTCGAACCCCACCAGCCACGGCTTCCACTTGTTGTGGAACGCGATGATCTCGTCGGCAATCACGAACGCGTCCTCACTCTTGAAGCGGCGGATGTCGAGCTCGAACACGTTGTCGTACTCGTCCTGCAGGAAGCACGCCCCGACGATCCAGTCACTCGACTCCTTCTCCGTGATGCTGAAGTCCCATGCCTGATAGATGTTCAGCCCGGCCGTCTCCGGAATCCCGCCGATGTACTTGAACATGTCCTTGCGGAAGAACGCTCCGTCGTCGGGCGTCGGATTCTGCTGGTAGAGCGCCGACCACATGCGGATGTTCCCGCCCGCGGTGAAGTTGTTCTTGATCCGCAACAGATGGTCAAGGTTGTAGCGGTCCGGGTGGAGCGCGGAGCCCCTCGTGCGCAGCAGCGTCGCGCCCTCGGGCACCGTCTCGGCGTCCCGGAACTGGCGGATGCTGTCGTCAGGCAGCAGGAACTCGTCACCGTCCTCGTTGATTGCCGGGTAGCTGACGATCTCGAACTTCTCGCCCTCGCCCGTATCCATGGCCATGATCACCCGGCCGGCCCAGTCGTCGTCGTGCCACCGGGTCTGAATCCCGAGCACGCCGCCACCGGGGGCGATACGGGTGTATGCCGTCGACAGGTACCAGTCCCACGCGCCCTCGCGGATCAACGCGGAGCTGGCCGCCTCCCAGTCCTTGATAGGGTCGTCGATGATGAGCACGTGGCAGCCCTTACCGGTGATACCCGTGCCGACGCCGGCCGTGATGTACCCGCCGCCAGACGTGGTACGCCACGCCTCGACCGCCTGACTCTCGTCCGACAGCACGCACTCCGGGAACAGGGCCGTGAACGCCGTGTCCCGCACGGTCTCGCGGATACGCCGGCTGAAACCGATCGGCAGCGTCACGTTGTAGCTGGCCGCGATCACCTCGAACTCCGGGTGGTGCCCGAGCATCCATGCCGGGAAATACTGGCTGGCAATCAGGCTCTTTCCGAGCCGTGGCGGGCAAAACAGCAGCAGACGAGGGCTCTTCCCCTCCTCGACGGCCTTCATGAACCGTTCGAGCCGACGGCAGATGTCCTTGTGCACCCACCCGGCCTTGTAGCCGGGGTGGAAGCGCTCGATGAAGTGGATCAGGTGCCTCTCGGCCAGCAGCCGGGTCGCCAGCTCCTTCTCGAACGCTGCGACGGCCCCTTTCCGGGCCTCCGGAGCCGCCACACCCTTCTCCTCGATGCGGCGAATGTCGCGGCGGACGGCCTCAGCACTGCCCGGAGCCACTCCGTCCAGCATGCGGCGGTAGCAAATACGGCAGGCTACGTGCAGCGAGCTGTAATGCGCGGCCTTTTTCTTGCCGCAGATCGTGCACGTGCGTGGCTTGTTCGGCTTCAGGGCGATGCACAGCCCCGAATGATTGATGTAGAAGTCGACGCCCTCCTTGAAGCCGTTCTCCTCGGCCAATTCCTTCGTCATGCGGGTCTTGAACGTGCCCGGAGAGCTCGGGGCCACGTATCCGGGCTTGTTTTTCCCCGGCATCAGTGCTTCACCTCGGTGTAATCGCCCTCAATGACGTCGCCCTGAGCGATCTGAAGCAGCTCTTCGTACGGAAGACTGGCCATTTTGTCCAAAATGCGCCGCCCTGCGCCCGAAATCTCGACTTTCTTCACCTCCGGAGCGTAGAAACCGCACACTTTCGCGATCTCGCGCCATCCGGCGATCTGGCTCATCGGGTCAGCGAGCGTTTTCGCCTGCTCGATCGCATCCATGAAGCCCTGAAGGATGTCGTCGCGCTTCAGGCCGAGCATTTTTGCGTTCTTCGCGCGCTCCTGAAGCAGCGCCTGACTGATCGCCGGGTGCTTTTCGAGCGCGTTCCCTGTTCCATCATGCGGCTTCATGCCCGCTACGGACATCGCGTCCTTCACTTTGAGTCCCGAGGCACGCGCATCGACGAATGCTTCCTGCCTCGCATTCAAGATCACCGATTCTCCGCGCGGAGCTTTCGGTTTCGTCACCCGTTTCGACTTTGTCGCGACGAGATCGTTGGGGAGATCGACGGATTTTTTTCGTGGCATGCTGCGCTCCAATCGGATGGCTATGAATATAGCACGTGGAACGGCGAAGCGCAGGGCTGCGAGCGGCGACTGAAGCAGATAGTGTCACACTAGCGAAAATTTTTATTTTTTCTCCGGTTTGCGCGCGAGCCATCCCCACCCCCTCGCCACCGCGAGGGGTACCCACTTCGGATTCGGATTCGCCGCTCACAGCCCGCGGCTCGCCGTTCTTCGTGCGAGCCCCGCTGTCTCAGGCGGCGCATCCTGCACCCGAAGTTCTCCGCACTATGCACCTAGCATCTCGATCTCTGTACGACGAACGATGAACCTGTTCGTCGGGCCTACGAGCTTTGTGCAGTTCTCTCTCATACATCCATCTGGAGGTTCACATCATGTCACGTACTGTCCGCGTTCCCGCTCAAATCGTCCGCACTGAGTCCGCTGCTCTCGCCACCCGCGAGGCTTCGATCAAGGCTGCTCAGGCCACCAAGTCCGCCGCCGTCAAGACCGCCAAGGTCGCCAAGGCCGGCGCGATCCTCGGCTTCTGCTTCGTGCGCACCCTCGTCACCGGCAACACCACCAAAGGAAACTGAAATGTCCGATCTGAAGAAACTCACCAAGGCGGAGCTCCTCGTCATCATCGAGAAGCAATCCGCCGAGCTCGTGTCGCTCCGCAATCAGGTCTCCGTGCTCGGTACGGAGATCGAGGCTGCGAAGGCCGTCAAACCCACCGCGGTCACCCGCGTGCGCGTTGTCCCGACTGTCCTGCCGGACGCTGAAGTCCTCCGCAAGCGGGCGCTGCTCGACAAGCTGAAGGAACTTGCCGCCCAAGGCAAGAAAGCCGTTCTGCGCAACGGTGAAATCTTCGTAGGACAGTAGCATGTACTCCGAACGGAGAGCGGCGAAAGCTGCTCTCCGATTTTTCATTCTTCGTCCTGACCTCAAGGGGCATCATCATGGACATTGTCTACGCTGTAGCTGTGTTCGCCGTGCTGAGCGCGGCGTTTGAGCTAATCGTGCTGCTCAAAATCCCTCTTCGTCCGCGCGTGTGGCTATTCCACCACGCCGGCCTCGTCCACATGCTCGTATTCGGAGTGAATATGGCAGTTCACTACGGCACGGTTACGGGGAGCATGGTCGCTGTTACTGCCGGCCTTGCCTCATTTGCAACTATGCCATTGGCAATCCACATTTCACTGTGGATACTCCGTCGTCAACAAGGAGGCTGACATGAACGCTGCAGTTTTCATACTGCTTCTACTCTCGCACATCATCGTGGCCATGGTCGCCACACAGTGCTTGCACATTTGCGAGCGCGCCGACTATGTAATCCGTGTCACACGGGTTGTCGGTGCGTTCGTTATCCTCTTCTGGCTAGTTGCCATCCTCATGTGGGGATGGTTCAACGGCCTGATCGCCATGTTGGCCATCAACATCATCACTACGATGTTGCAAGACAAGGATTGGCGATGCGCCAAACAGCTTGCACATCGGCTTTACAGTTCGCGATAAACCCGCGAACTGAACTACGAGTTAGGCGAGGTTCGAGAGAACTTCGCCTTTCTCATTTTTGGAGGTAGTAGCCATGAGCATGGAGATCGGAGAATTTCCGGCTGTTGCGTTTCAACCGTGGTTCGTTGTTGAGTTTGCGACGTGAGTATCAATCGCGTCATTCGTTCTTGTGAAATGTCCGTCGAGGCGCAGTTCGTTGTATTCGAATCTGCTGCCGCCGACGGTTTGTTAACGCATGGAAAGGACCCACTTGCGCTTCTCGAAGAGCTTGAGCAGCTCGCAGCCACCGAGGGCTACTCGGACATTCATTCCTTCATCAGTTCATATCTGCAATTTGGAGATCAATCATGAAACTCGTTTCGATCGTTCGTTCCCTCCCCGACTTCACGCAGAACTCGGTTCTTTGGACCCTTCTCGGTTCGCTCAATGCGTCGGCCATCAATGCGGCCGCTCGCGAAGTCGCTACCGACATCAAGACCGTGCTGCAAGCCAAGGACTCGACGGCCACCAGCATCAGCATCGACGTGTACAACGAGATGCTTAATGAGCTCCGTCAAGGCCAGCTCAACGAAGACAACCGCGACGCCAACGGCTTCGATACCGTGGACGAAGAAGACGCCAAGAAGCACGACTTCCTCGATCTCGTGCTGACCATCCGCAGCCCGCTGCTCGCCATGTTCCACGAGGTCAACGCCAACCTCCCGGCTCGCAAGGACAAGGACACTGGCAAATATGTTGCCGCTCCTGACTTCTCGTTCGAAGAGTCGTTGGCTCGCCAGCTTGCGATGGAATACAGCGCACAGGCAGCCGTCGACGAAGCCGAAGAGAAGGCCTTGATCGACTCCGGTGCCGTTACCGCCGAAGAATTGAAGGCGGTAGACAAGGAACAGTGGGAAGCCGACCGGAACTTCCGAAAGGAATTCAAGTTCCTCATCATCGACAAGTGCAACAGTCGTGTGCCGGAATTCACCACTGTCGGTGACATCGGCTCTGTCGTGTCCAGCGTTGAGCAGGACGAAGACGGCAAGTTTCACGCTGTCCGTGACGAAGTCTTTCAGGCCGGCGGCGAAACCATTATCGTCGACGACGCACTCGGCGACGTTGCGTTCTCGCTGCTGCCCGAGGCTTACCAACACCGCCTGATCGGCAAGCTGATTCCGAAACTGGAATCGGCCAAGCGCCAGCAGATTCTGCGCCGCAGCTACGACAAGGACGCCACGACCAACATCATGATCGTTGGTCTGGCCCTGAACGAGATGCGCAAGTTCATCGGCCCGTCCAGCTCCGACAAGAAGCTGGCCGCGATGCAAGCCGTTCTCGCGTAACAACTCCGCTGTACCTCCAGCTGTGCTTAGCCCCGAGTGCCGAAAGGCCTCGGGGACATTTTTTTATTTCTGGAGACCAAGCTTCATGGGAAATAGCGTTCAGGTCGGTCACACGCTCAATCGTACGTCCCGACATTAAACGCCGCGATTTGTGATCCTCTCGCGAGGGGCTCACGCTTTGCGACCGGGTAGCGAGACCCGGACCTATGCTCATGGGATGACCGCCTGAAAAAGTCCGATATGACAATGGCCAATGCCTCTGACATTGTTCCATGTTCTGATCTTTTTCTACAACCTCTATACATATAATTTTTTCTCCTCTAA